ACTTGGCTTCGATGATCTGCGGCGGGTCGTAGGTGATGCCGGCCTTCGCCGCGATCCGCTCCAGATATCGGTGATAGATCACGAGGGTGCCGTGGCAGTCCCAGAGTGCGTCTTTTGGCGCCATGTCGTAGCGCTTGAGTATTTCCACCAGGACAGGATCAACCTTAGCGGCCATCGATGTGCCCCCAGTTCTTCGCCGTGCGGATGCGGTAGATTTGAGCCTGCGAAACGCCAAATTCGGACGAGAGGACGGCGTCGGAGCGCTCTTTGGCCAATTGACGGATTAGCCGGACGTCATTATCGGAGAGCTTCGCCAAGGGGTGGCGCGCCCCCTTGCGATCGGGGTTGCGCCCCTTGGCGACCATGTCGCGAACGTTGTCGCTCCATGAGCCGACGCGAAGATGCCCGGGGTTGACGCACCAAGGGTGATCGCAGGAATGCATGACAACGGAATCGTCTGGGACGTCCACCCCAACAAGCCGAAGCGCCATGCGGTGCGCGAATACCATTTTGTAGCCGGTCGTAAACCGCCCGTATCCACTACGATTGCGCGCCGCCAGCCACGGCCAACATGCGTCTGGCCCAGGACTGCGGTCGACGTGGGACCAGAAGCGACGCTCTTGCCCACCCTTTCGCATTATGTTCGCGCAGTCCCGCGAGCAGGTCGCACTAATGGACTTTCGAAGCTGTGATAACTTCCGGCGGAAACTTGTCCCGCATCGATCGCAAGAAACGACGACGGATCGTCTTTCTCCCACGCGAGGTCGGCCGATTGGCGCCTTCGTCATGCCGCCATCCTTTCGGCATTCAGCCGTTCGCGCAGATTGTCGGACCAGCGGTATCCAGTCGTATCCGCCGGCAGGAGGGCGATCGCGTCGTGCCCGTCACGGACACGGGACAGGAACCGCTCCAGCGTCCTCGCGGTCGCCCGCAGGTCGCTCAGCGCCTGTTCCATGTCCTCGGGTTCGAGGCGATAGACCGCGTGTTTCTTGTCGGTGACGTAGAGCAGGGAGCAGGACTTCTCCCGGCCACGAGCGAGCCAGTAGACCGCCATCTGGGCGACGTGATCCGGTCGCGGCGACGAGGGCATCGCCTTCGTCGTTTTCAGGTCGACGATGCTGTCCGGCCATTCCAGGTCGGTGAACCCGATGACGGGAACCGGGATGCCGTCCAGCCAGCACTCGACCCGGGCCTGGGACGAGGTGGGCGTGTCGTTGACCCCGCGGGTGGCGTCGATCGCCATCCCGAGCATGGGCAGGATGCGGGCCTTGACGGCTTCCACATCATCCGACACGTCACCCTGGCTCCGGTTGAGCCATTCCCGGTCGGCGGCTTCTTTCGCGGTCGCGATGTCCCGCTTGTAGAGCCATGCGGTCAGGCCGGCCTCGACGGCGCTCCCGAGCCATGCGTTCGGGCCGGCATCCTCCGACCAGCGGAGCAGATACTTGCCCGCGTAGAGCGCCGGGTCCGACTTCCACAGGTTCAGCGCCGAGGCCGACAGGTGGCGGATGCCGTGCCGATCGAATGCGGTGGTCATGCCGCCTCCCGCGCCTTCAATTTCCGATCGACCGACAGGTCGCCGAGCAGGCCGATGATTTCGGCGATGGTCTGGTCGAGCATCGCGTCGTCCAGTTCCGCCCGGGCGTCGGGGTCCTGACGGATCGTGTCCCGGAGGTCGCGGACGCACATCCACGCCTCCCACTGGCAGCGGCCGATGTTGGTGGTCATCCGTATGCCCTCCAGGACTCCCGGTGGTTGACGCTGACGACCTGCTCCTCCTCGTACTCGCGCCGGTACTCGTGCGCGGCCTCGGTCAGGTCGAGCTCGGCGACGAAGCGGACGCGGTCCCCGGTCACCGCGACGACGATGGTGCCGCGGTAGCGGTGGAGATCGTCGGCGATCGCCGCCTCCCCGGCCTCCTCCACCGCTGCGTCGTAGTCACGGTGATCGGACCAGGACAGGCCGGTGGGCTCCTGCCATGCGGAGCGGTGGAGCGTGCGGGGGGCGGTCATGCGGACAGGCTCCCGTGCGTCGGCAGCCGCTCCCACTCGCCCTGCGGCAGTTCGGCAGTGCCGCCGGCGTCGAGGCGCACCACGACGGTCGGCATCCGGCCGCAGGCGCTGACCTGCTCGACGATGCCTTCGAGGTCGTCGAGCATGTGCCGGACGCGATCGCCGGGGCGCAGGCGGGCGGTCATGGCGACGCGTCCTCACTCGGAAGATCGGGGATGGTGATGGGGCCGATGAGCCAGACGTCGACCGCCTCGGTGCTGTACAGATTCGGTCCCATGAAGACATGCCGCCGACCGCCTTCGACGGCGAAGGTCGCCCAGCTCGTCGCGTGCCACCACGGCCTCCGCCACAGATACAGCCCGTCCTCCAGCGGTCCGCCGGTGTAGCGGCGAGGGGCGGGGAGGGCGCGGGACTTGAGGGCGTCGACCAGCGCGAACATGCGCTGTGCTTCGGCCACGGTCAGATTGGCGCGCACGCCATCGCCGCCATCGACCAGCGCGCGGCGCAACGCCAACTCGCCGTCCGTCATCGGTTCCACCGACACGGGCCGGTCTACGGAGGGGGTGGTCATCGCGTCACCGTCAGGTTCGGGGTGGTGAACAGGAAGCGGGCGAAGTCGATCGAACCGGCCCCGATCAGCAGCCCGTCCATGAACAGGATCAGCGCGCAGACGATCAGGACGCGGGCCTCGAATGCCCGGGCCTTGATGCGGGGATGGTCGATCGGGTCGCACTCCTCGGGTCGGGCCGTGGCGAGGTCTGACCATCGGATGCGGGGGAGGGTGGTCATTCCGCCGCCTCCGCAACGATGATGGTGGCGTCGATCAGACGCTCGGCCGCCGCCTCCCGGCCAGCTTCGGCGAGAAGGCGATCCCGCTCCCGGCAGTCGAACTGCACACGGGCGCGGGCGATCAGAGAGCGAGCCGCGGTGATGTGACCCGCGGCTTGCTCGTGATGGGGGTACATCATGGATGGGGCCTCCGGTCAGGCGATCGGATCGGCGTTGCGGATGGCGAACAGCGGCCCCGCGCCGCCGCCCATGTGATAGGTGCGGTAGGCGGCCAGTTCGGCCCGCAGGTCGGCCACGTCGCGCTCGTCCATCGCGTCGGCGTTGTCGGCGATGAGCTGGCCGAGCTTCGACCACTCGACGTGGCCGTGCTCGTCCGTGATCGTGATGGTGGTCAGGTCGGAGATCATCGGGCGGTCCTCCGGTCAGGCGACGGAGGGGGTGGCGGAGACGCGCGGCTTCACGCCATCCCGGCGCATCTGGGCGGACTTGCCGGCCTCGGCAGCCCGGATGGCGGCTCGGTCGGCGCGGAGGTTCTTGCCCTCGGCCGAGTTGAACCGCTCCCAGGCCGCCGTGATGCGGGCCGCGTGCGCCTTCTCGGCGTAGCTGGTCAGCGCGCGCAGCCGCTCGATCGCCGCGCCGTCCGTCAGCCCGTGGATCGTGCTCTCGACCCGCCGCAGGAGCTTGCGGATCGTGCTGCGCTCCCGGCGGTTCTCCGCGCGGTACGCCTTGCACCAGGGGCGGTTGCGATCCTGCTTCGAGGACTTGCCGGTCTTGCTTGCCATCGGGGTCTCTCTGATTAGGTAGAAGCCGGAAGAGGGAGGTCGTGGATGGGGCCGCTGATCCACGCGCCGACACACCGATTTGGCTCGAGGGGAATCAGCGTGCCATCGGGCCATCCGTGAAGACCGCTCGGCCGGCGCCGCAGCAATCGGAGCGCGCGACGGTCACGCCCGAGGTAGTAGCCCTCCGGCAGCGCCTCGACCTCCTCCACCGTCCGCAGCAGGCGGGGCGCGGGAAGGGCGCGGGCCTCTGCGGCGTCGGCGCGGGTGCGCTCGGCGTCGAGGCGGGCGAACAGGCGGTCGAATGCGGTGTTGCCGGGTGGGTAGGTGGACAGGCCCTCCCGCTCGTGGATGTGGCGGAGCGCAGCCAGCTCCGCATCCGTCATCGGCTCAGTCATGCCGCCCCGCCGGCATCAGCGGGGCGGTAGCCGGCGTCGTCGTCCCAGACGATGCGGCCCATGGCGACGAGCTGGAGGCGGTCAGCCTCGGACCAGTCCGTGCCCTCATCCCATCCGTCCGGCATCTCGCCGCACCACTCGAAGCAGGCCGGGTTGTTCCGGGCAATCGACAGCGCGCGGTCGTCGTCCCCAGTGAGCCGGGCCTCGGTGTACGCCATCGTGATCTCGGTCTTGCTCGCCATCGGGGTCTCTCCCTCGGTGTTGATGAGGGGAGAATGCCCCACTATGGGACACTATGCAAGCAGAAAAGTGACCCGGAATGTGACGCGACGCGAGGCCGTGGCCGTGCCATGATTTTCGCGTCCGAGGCGCATTGCGCGCGGACCGCGTAAAACAGAGGGGGCGAATATCATGACGGCTAACGGTGGATAGCTAGTGCCCACCCTAAAGGGCGGGGCACATGGCGCGCGTCACAAAGCGGGGCACTTTCTTCTTGCATTGATGCCCCAGACTGGGGCATTATCGCCCCATGAATCTTGAAGCATGGATGCGGGCCGCGAGTTTGACCGACGCCGCGATGGCCGGCCGGATCGGGGTCTCGACGTTCGCGGTGCGGAAGTATCGGCGCAGCGAGCGCATTCCGACGCCGCAGATCATGGCGCGGATCGTCGATGCGACGGCGGGGCAGGTCACCGCCAACGACTTCTACGCCCAGCACGCCGACACGAGGGCCGCCTGATGGCGATCCCCGCCGCCCTCCCGATCGACGAGGCGATCGACCGCATCGACGCCCTCGTCGTCCAGGTCCGCGACCTGCTCGGACAGATGGACGCGTTGGAGCGGCGGATCACGACGTTGGAATGCGTCCGTCGGATCGACGACCACCTCGCCATCCGGGACGGCATGTCCGACGACGGCATGAGGTCCGATCGCTGATGCTGTCCCTCGTCGCCATCGTGGTTTCGGTCGCCGCCCTGATCTGGGCCGCGATCGGCATCGCGCTGGCGGTGTTCCTCTATCGCTTGGGGCGCGAGCAATGATCGTCGCTCCCATGATCCTCGCCCGTCGATCGGCGACCCACGATCACGGGCAGAGTGCGCGGGGAGGTTCCCTCTTCCCGGCCTCCCCGCGCTGCACTCTCCCGTCCGCGCGCCTCTGCCAGGAGGCTGCGGACCAGGGCATTCACGATGTCACCGATAGCCTGCCAGGGCTCGGCGGCGTCCTCGAAGTCGTCTCGCTCGTCAGTGAAGCAGTCGATCTCCATGCGCCGAGTATCCGCATGGAGATGGACCAATGTCCTGTGAGCAAACGCACCGAAAAATGTTGCGGGGGGACCGCATGACTATCCACGCCCCCGTCATGGCCCTGACGCAGAACGATCTCGCCTCGGCGATCGGCGAGACGCTGCGCCGCGTGTTCGGCACCGAGCGGCACGCGTCGAAGAGGCTGGCGCAGATCACGGGGGCGTCCAATCGCAGCGCCGAGAACTGGATCGCCGGCGAGAACGCGCCCGACGCGTTCCACCTGCTCCGTCTCATGGCGACGGTCCCCGAACTGGCGAGCGAAGTCCGCCGCCTCACGGCGATGACGGACGCCGACCCCGAGTTCGCCCGCGATTTCCTCCGGGCAATGCAGACCTTCCAGCGCGTGCAGGAGGCACGGAATGCGGCGATGGCTATGGACGCGGGCGACGTGGCTCGCAGCAGCGATGCAGCGTCGGCACGTCCGCCTCGCGAGCCGGCACGCGGACATGGCGATGGTCTGGATGCTGCGCCGCTCCCGATGGTGGGACCGCCGCAGTGAGTGAGATGCACGACAGGGCGCCACCCCCGTTCGGACGTTCTGTCCTGGGCGGATCGTGCGGGGCGATGGCGTCGTCTGCCCTCGGGCCGGGGCGGGGGCTGTCGATGCTCCCCGGCGCCTATCCCATGCGCGATGGGGTCGCCAGACGATGTGACGCTTGGCCCGGTTTCCGTGTCCTTCCCGGGTTTCGTGGCTGCTCTAGCGGCTTTCGCACCTCCGAGCCCGGGCGGAGGCCGTCGCGCTTCCCGGGCACTCTTTTCCACGCGCCCTTCAGCCGGCGCGCCTCCCACGGCCGCCGGGAACCGGCCGGGCACACACCAACCGTCCTCCGAGCGTCGGCTGTCGTGCCGCAGCACACCGGCACGGGCATTTGCAGCGGAAAGGTCGGAGTTGCCGGGAATGCCCCGCACCGGCCTCGCGTCAGCACCGGAATGAGCCGGTCGCGGCGAGCCCAGGGGCACCTATCCATGGGGGCGACATGCCGAGTGACCTGAACAAGCAGATCATCGCGCTCTGGAACAAGGGCGTGAGTAGCGGCCAGATCGCGAAGGAGACGGGCCTGTCGCGCAGCGCCGTGATGGGCCGTGTCTGCCGGCTGCGGGCGTCCGGTCTGAAACTGGCGGAGCGCCCGGTGACGCCGAAGGGGTCGTGGCGGCCTTGGACCAAGGACCGCTGGTCGGCGGCAAGCGCGCTTATCCGCGAGGGCATGTCTGCGGCTAGGGCAGCCGATGCGCTCGGCACGTCGAAGCATTCGTTGGAAAGCGTGCTCGCCCGCCGAGGCGGCATCGTCTCCCTGCGCCCTTCGATGCGGGCTACGGCATGACCGGCAAGGGCCATAACAGCGGCGAAGCTGTCACGGCCGATCGCCTGCGTTCGTTCGTCGAGCGCGTCGAGCGGCTCGAAGAGGAGAAGAAGGCACTCGGCGAGGACATCAAGGAAGTCTACGCCGAAGCCAAGTCGGAGGGCTTCGACACCAAGATCATGCGGCAGGTGATCCGCCTCCGGAAGATGAACGAGGCGGACCGGGTCGAGCAGGAGGAACTGCTCAACGTCTACATGCGGGCGCTTGGGATGCTGGCGGACACGCCGCTGGGCGAGGCCGCGCTGCGGGCGGTGAGGGACTGCTGATGGAGCCGGTCGCCTTCACCCTGGCCGGGCATCCGCAGGGCAAGGGCCGCGCCCGAGCCTTCGTGCGCGCCGGCCATGTCGCCCACTACACGCCGGAGAAGACGCGGAGCTACGAGAGCATGATCCGGGGCGCCGCCATGGATGCCATGGCCGGCCGGGCGCCGTTCGATGTGCCGGTCGAGGTCCGGATCGACGCGATCTTCGATGTGCCCGCGAGCTGGTCGAAGAAGAAGCGCGAGGCCGCTCTGGCTTGGACCATCAAGCCCGGCAAGAAGCCCGACATCGACAATATCGCAAAGGCCGTCCTCGACGCATGCAACGGCGTCGCCTTCAAGGACGACGCCCTCATCGTGAAGGGCACCTATTCCAAGGCCTACGGGCTCGCACCCGGCATCTGGGTCGAGGTCCGGCCCGCATGAAGCGCCGCCGCACCCATCCCGACCTTCTGACGCCGCCCGAGCTGCGCGAGGTCGAGACCCGCCGCGCCGCCTACATCCGCGCCCCGCACGGGCAGAAGACGAAGCGCTGGCTGGCGCTGCGGGACGCGAAGCACCGCGCGCTCAAGGCGAGGGCATGAACATGAACGACCGCATCATGGCCGACCCGCCGTCGGCCGATCCCCGGCCCGATGGCTATGCCCAGGGCTACATCGTCTGCGTCGCGCTCGGCGTCGGGCTGCTGCTGGCGGTCGCAGGCGCGATCATGGCGGGGGTGGCGTGATGGACGAATATCAGTCCTTCCTCGCCACGAAGGCCGTCGCCGCCCCCATGCGCGGCATGGCCGATCCGCCGCCGCTGGCTGGGCACCTGTTCGGCTATCAGCGGGACTGCGTCGAGTTCCTGCTGCGCGCCGGATCGGGCGGCCTTTTCCTCGACACCGGGCTTGGGAAGACGGCCTGCGAACTGGAATGGTCCCGGCACGCCGCCGAGGCCACCAACGGCCGCGCGCTGATCCTGACGCCGCTCGCCGTCGCCCGGCAGATCGAGGCCGAAGGCCGGCGGTGGGGATACCCGGTCCGCGTCATCCGCGAACAGGACGAGGCGGGCGAGGGGATCAACATCACGAACTACGACCGGCTCGACCGGCTCGACGCCGGATGGTTCGGCGCGGTCGCGCTCGACGAGTCCTCGATCCTCAAGAGCTACACCGGCAAGACGACGCGGAAGCTGATCGAGACGTTCGCCGGGCACCGCTACCGCCTCGCCGCGACCGCGACCCCGGCGCCGAACGATCACATGGAGATCGGCCAGCAGTGCGAATTCCTCGGCGTCATGCCGTCGAACGAGATGCTGATGCGCTGGTTCATCGCCGACCAGACGGAGATGGGCCGCTATCGCCTCAAAGGGCACGCCGTGGCGTCGTTCTGGGACTGGATGGCGTCATGGGCGCGGATGGCGGAACGGCCGTCCGACCTCGGCTATCCCGACGACGGGTTCGTTCTCGATCCGATGAAGATCGTCCGCCACCGGGTCGAGCACAACGGGCCGGTAATCGGCGACGGGCTGTTCGGTACGCTGGAGGTGTCCGCGACCGAGATGCACGCGGTCAAGCGGCAGACGGCCGAGGCTCGGGCACAACGGATCGGCGAGTTGGTCCGTGATGGCGAGCCCTGGCTGATCTGGTGCGACACTGACTACGAGGCCGACGCGCTGATGGCGGTGATGCCGCCCGATGCCGTCGAGGTCCGCGGCTCGCACCCGGTCGAGCGCAAGGAAAGCGGTCTCGCGGCCTTCGTCGACGGCAGCGCCCGCATCCTCGTCTCAAAGCCGTCCGTCTGCGGGTTCGGCATGAATTTTCAGCACTGCGCGCGCATGGCGTTCGTCGGCCGGACCTTCAGCTATGAGGCCTGGTATCAGGCCGTCCGGCGCTGCTGGCGGTTCGGGCAGAAGCGGCAGGTCGAGGTTCACCTGATCGTCGCCGAGGGCGAGGACGCGATCGGCCGCGTGATCGACCGCAAGGCGGACGGTCACGACGAGATGAAGCGCGCGATGCGAGCGGCGATGGCGCGGGACGCCGGCCGCGATGCCACGCGCAAGGTCGCCTATCAACCCAATCACATCGGGAGGTTGCCGTCGTGGCTGAAATCCGCTGCCTAGGAGAGGCGCACGGGGAGCGCTGGGGCGCATTCCACGCGGATTGCGTCGATCTGGTCCGGCAGTTGCCGGATGCCTCAATCGACCTGTCCGTTTACTCGCCGCCCTTCGCCGGTCTCTACATCTACAACGACAGCGTCGCCGACATGGGCAACTGCGCGTCGGACGACGAGTTCCTGCGGCACTACGAATTCCTGTGCCGGGAACTCTACCGGGTGACGCGGCCGGGCCGGCTGGTCGCGGTCCACTGCAAGGATCTTGTCTACTACCGGACGCAGATGCGCGGCGGGAAGGCGACGGCGGGCCTGCGGGATTTCCCCGGCGCGCTGATCCGCGCCCACGAGGCGGCGGGCTTCGACTTCCATTCCCGGATCACGATCTGGCGCTGCCCGGTCCGGGAGATGACGAAAACGAAGGCGCACGGGCTGCTCTACAAGCAACTTCGCGGCGACGCCTCGTTCTCGAGGCAGGGCCTGCCCGAGTATTTCGTGATCTTCCGCAAGTGGGCCGCCGAGGGCGAGGAGGTCCGCCCGGTCACGCACACCTTCGACAGTTTCCCGCTGCCGCAGTGGCAGGAATGGGCGTCGCCGGTCTGGATGTCCACGCGCGAGACGGACGTGCTCAACGTCGATGCCGCCAGGGCGCCGGGCGACGAGCGGCATATCTGCCCGATGCCGCTCGATCTGACCGAGCGCGTCGTGACGATGTGGAGCAACCCCGGCGACGTGGTGCTGTCGCCGTTCATGGGCATCGGCTCCGAGGGCGTCGTCTCGCTCAAGCTCAAGCGGCGGTTCATCGGCGTCGAGTTGAAGGAGTCCTACTTCCGGCAGGCGTGCCGATACCTCGATCAGGCCGACCGTTCTTCGGCCTCTCTGTTCGACGTGATGGAGGCCGCCGACTGATGGACGCGCAGACCTATCGCTGGTCGCCCGAGGTCGAGCGGCAGTTCCTCGCCCTCGTCGAGGTCGGATGCACGCCCGCGATCATCGCCGAGCAGATCGGATGCTCGGAGCGGATGGCGCGTCGGCTGGTGATGCGCTGGAAGGCGGGGCTCGCGCTCAACATGGAACGACCGCGCGTCGGGAAGGTCGCGCTGGTCCCGCCGAAGCCTCGCCCAGGCCGACCGGGACGGGCGTGGATCGCGAACATCATGGACCTGTCGCCGGACGAGCGCGAGCCGTGGCGTCTCCGCGTCGTCGAGAAAGCCGCGCTCGGTCATTCGATCGAGCGGATTTCCAACGCGGTGAAGGTGCCCAAGGGCGTCGTCGTCGAGTGGATCGCGGAGTGGCGCAGCGGCGCGGAGGTCGAGGCCGGGCCGGTCGCCGACGAGGACGACGAGGTCGAGGAAGCGCCGCGGCTGCCGCCCGTTCGACCCGGGCACATCTGGCCGCGGGTCACGATGCGCGAGGAGGATTGGCCGGCGGATGCGCACTTCGAGGACGATCCCCGCGCCTGCCGGCCGGAGCCGCGATGGATACCGTCCCGGACCATCTCCGACCGCGCTTCCTACATCTCAAATGCCACCGCCTGGTGCTCGGCCTGACCGATGGCGACGCGGCGCAAATGGTCGCCCGAGCGCGACGCACGGCTGATCGATCTCTGGGCGGAAGGCCGGACCATTCGCGAGATCGCCACCGCACTGGCGACGACGAAGCGCGCCGTCCAGGCGCGGGTCGAGCGGTTGCGCCAGGACGATGCGTCCCGTCTGCCCTATCGCGATGTGGTCGAGTGGACGACGACGGAAGTCCGGCGGGTCGATGAAATGGCACGGTCCTCCGGGATGACGATCAGGGAGATCGCCGCCGCCGTCGGCCGCTCGAAGAGCGCCACCGCGAACCTGATGCAGCGGTACGGGATCACCACCAGCAACAAGGTCAGGTGGTCGCCGAATGAGCGCGCGACGCTCTGCCGGATGTGCCGCGACAGGACGCCGATGGTCGAGATCGCCGATCGGTTGGGGCGGTCGCTCGCATCGGTCAAGTTCCAGGCCTGGTGGCTGCGCCAGAGAGAGGGAGCCTGAGCCATGGCGGTCATTCCGCACCCCGCCCTGATCTGTCCGCCGCGGCCCCGGCTGTCGCAGGCGGAGATCGACGAGCTCTCCCGGATCGCCTGGAAGGAATGGACGACGGCGCTCATGGCGCATCGCGAGCGGCCGACGCGCGAGACGGCGGTCGCGATGACCATGGCATGGGGACGGTTCGTCTCGCTGTTCGTGCCCGAGGGGGATGGGACCGATGCCCGATAGCCACGTCCTGTCACCGTTCGACCGGCCGCAGCCGCCGCAGAACGTCGAGGCCGAGCAGGCGCTGATCGGGCTGATGCTCGACCACGGCGCCCGCATCCTCGACCGGGTCTCCGGCATCATCCGCGCCGAGCATTTCTCGGCTGACGTCCACGCCACGATCTACCGCGCGATCTGCCGCATCGTCGAGCGCGGCGGGACCCCGGAGACGATGGCGGTCACGGCGGCCGTCGGCGAGGACCGCGCGTTCGCCGCGGCCGGCGGGCTCCGCTATCTCGCCAGCCTCTACACCACGGCCATCGGCGTCGCGCCCGGGGCCACCGTCGAACTCTGGGCACAGGACATCCGGCAGAAGTGGCAGCGCCGCCGTGCCATCGCCATTGCCGACGAAATCGCGACGGCCGCCTATGCCGGCGGCGACGAGGCCATGGAAGACGCCATGGCCGCTTGCCAGCGCGGGCTGGACGAGATCGCGGCCGGCGCCGGCGCCGATGGGTATCGGCACATCGCGCACTACTACACGGAGGCCATCGCCGCCGCGGAGGAAGCGCACAAGCGGCACGGCCAGATCGTCGGCGCCACCACCGGCCTGACCGAACTGGACCGCGTCATCGGCGGGCTGCAGCGCAGCGACCTCATCGTCTGCGGCGCCCGGCCTGGCATGGGCAAGTCGGCGCTCGGCGTGTCTATCGCCAGGGCCGCTGCCAGGTCCGGCGTCCCGGTCGGTATCTGGTCGCTGGAAATGCCGGGTGCCCAGATCGCCGGCCGCTCGGTCGCCATCGACACCGCCATGCCCTATGCCGCGATCCGCGCGGGCCGCGTCGGCGACGAGGGATGGGCCCGGCTGCTGGAGGCCAGGGACCGGGCCGCCGAGGGCCTGCCGATCTACGTCGACCCGACGCCCGCGCTGCGCCCGTCGCGCCTCGCGTCGACCGCCAGGCAGATGAAGCGCCGGCATGGGCTCGGCCTCATCATCATCGACTACCTGCAGCTGATGCGCGGCGACACGAACCGCCGCGACGGCAACAAGGTGCTCGAGGTGGCGGAGATCACCGGCGCGCTCAAGGCGCTGGCAAAGGATCTGGACGTCCCGGTCCTCGCATTCTCGCAGCTCAACCGCGGCGTCGAGGCGCGCGACGAGAAACGGCCGCTGCTGTCCGACCTCCGCGACAGCGGGTCCATCGAGCAGGACGCGGACATCGTCATGTTCCTCTATCGCGAGGAATACTACCTCCAGAAGGAGGGCGAGCCGCGGCGCCGGCCGGGCGAGGACGAGCACAAGTTCTCCGCCCGGACGACGGCATGGCACCAGCGGCTCGCGGAGAGCCGGGGCGTCGGCGAGATCATCGTCGCCAAGCAGCGCAACGGCCCCGAGAAGACGGTCCGCGCCGCCTTCGATGCCGAACTCATGACCTACACCGACCTGGCCTACGGAGATCGCCGATGACGACGGCCGACACGCTGCCGGAACCGCTCGTCCCGGCGGACTGCGATTGCACAGACCTCGACGGCTTCATGCTCAACGTCGAGCGGCTGATGGCGTCGGAACTCGTGGCGCTGTCCAGCCATGAGGTGATCGCCGCCGCACTCTTCCTCTGGTGCCGGGCGTGGAAGCAGCGACCCGCCGCCAGCCTGCCGGACGACGATCGGATCATCGCCGCCTTCGCGCGGCTGCCGCTGCCGCGCTTCCGCAAGATCAAGGACGAGGTGATGCGCGGCTTCGTGAAGTGCTCGGACGGGCGGTTCTATCACCGCGTCCTGGCCGAGGAAGCCCGCCGCGCCTTCGACCGGAAGGCAGCGTTTCGCCGCAAGCGCGAAACGGACGCCGACCGGCTGCGGCGGTGGCGCTCGTCGCACTCCGAAACGCATGACGACGGAATGCGCGACGCATCCGAAACGCGCACCGAAACGGCAGTCGCAACGCGTGTCGAAACGCAACCCGAAACGCAGTGTGAAACGCGTTTCGTCGCGGAAGGACAGGGACAGGGACAGGGACAGGGACAGGGACAGGGAAAAGAAGAGATAGGCGATAGGCGTTCGTTACCTCAGCCGCGCGCGCCCGCGCCGGCCCGGCTCGACGACGCCCAAGCCGAGGCGCTGATCGCGGCTGCCGACCGCGTCATCGCCGAACACCACGGCCGGCCGAGACCGCGCCGGCACCGCGACGACCTCGCCATCGCCAGGGGCTGGGCCGATCGCGGCATCGCGCCGGACCGCCTCGCCGCGATCCTCGACGCCGCCGTGGGCCGCTACGCCGCGTCGAGACCGGGCGACCTGCCGGCGTCGCTGCGCCTGTTCGAGGCCGACGTCGACCGCGAGGAACCGCCGAGCCCGTACCCGCCGGGCATCGCCAGTCCCGAGGACCGGCAGTGGTGGGACCGCGTCGTCGTCTGGCGCCTCAAGGGCGCCTGGTTCGAGCGCAACGGGCCGCCGCCCGACGATCCCGGAACGCTGGTCCCGGACCGCGTTCTCGTCGGCCACGGCCTGAACCGCCGGAAGGACGCCGCGGCATGATCGCCTTCCGCACCAGCCTCGCCCCGCACGTCCCGGTCCAGCCGCTCGACGACGACGAGATCGCCGCCAAGGCGGGCGCCGCATGGCGCGAACGGGGCTGGGTCTGCATCCGCATCGACGACATCCGCAGCGAGTGGCTGCGCCGGGGCATGGAAGCCGAGATGAACGCCCGATACGGGCAGCGGAGGGGGACGCGATGACGGAATGCCGCGCAAACGCCACGGGCGCGCCGCTGAGTGTCCGTTGCCGATCGTCGGCTGTCCGGCGACGGAAAAACGCCAGCGCCGCTGTGAGGGCCGTTTCCGGGCGAATGGGGGGCATCGTACGATGACCGCGATGCCGAAAACCGACCGCACCGTGCTCGGCACCGTCGAGGTCAACGGCGGCCGCGACCGCGGCGAACTCGTGCGCGAGGCGGACCCCGAGACCGGGCTGACGGTCGAGCACGTCATCGTCCTGACGACGAGCTACGTCGACCGGCTGTACGCGGATGGGTTGCTGTCGCGGGACGCCCGGGAAGGCGCCGACATGCGGGACGCCGCGGCGAAGCTGCTGTCCGACTGGCTCGAAGCCGGCGTCTCCGTGGGCCACGCCAGGGCCGGCGACCCGATGCGCTCGGGTGGCGGCGCCGGCCGCGTCGACATCGAGGTCCGCGACGAGGACGCCTATCGCCGCTACGCCGCGGCGCTGGCGAGCCTGACGTCGCTGGATGCCGCGATCGCGAGGCGCGCGGTCATCAGCGACCAGCCGTGCGTCCTCAACGCGCTGCGGAGCGCGCTTGCGGGGCTGGTCCGGCACTACAGGGGGCGGAGATGACGTGCATTTTCCCTCTTGCGTTGGCGACACAGTGTCGTATGTATTCCCCTGTGACCGGCGATTGTGCCGCTCCGCTCATCGAGGAGAGAGACGATGATCCGCTACACCGACGATAACACCGAGGGTTTCTCCGCCGCCGAACTGGCGATCCTCAACGCCGCATTCGACAGCCTCGCCGCCGCCGAGCCCGGCATGGACGAGAAGTCGATCGACGATGCGCTGACCAACGCGTGGGTCGAGGGCATGACCGTCGACAGCCTCGTTGCTGCCGCGCTGGGGCGTCCCTGTGCTGCCTGACCGCCGTCCCGCCCCCTCCGAACTCCGGGAGCGCCGCAAGGCGCTCTCGCTGTCTCAGGGCCAGTGCGCGCGCATCGCCGGGGTCACGACGCGATCCTGGCAGAGATGGGAGGCTGGCACGCAGGATGTGCCGCCGTGGACGGACATGTTCCTGCGCGGGCTGGAGGCCGGGGCGAAGGGGGTTGACACGCCCGGCCGACGCGGGGCATAACCGCCGCGTGCCCGAATTGCGTCCGGACGGTCCCCGTCTCGGGCGCTTTTGCGTTTCTGGAGGTCGAGATGCCCAAGGGTTCCAAGAAGGGCGGCGGGAAGCGCTGCTGAGGATCGTCTGAGAGCACACGATGGGCACCCGCACCCCTCCGAAGAACGGCCGGAAGTGGCAAAAGGGCCAGTCCGGCAACCCTGGCGGGCGCATGAAGGTCCCGCCCGAGGTCAAGGAAGCGGCCAGGGCCTACACCGGCGAGGCCATCCAGACCCTCGCCGAAGTCATGCAGGACCGTGGGCAACCCGGCTCCGCCCGCGTCGCAGCCGCCGAAACCCTGCTGTCCCGCGGCTGGGGCAAGCCGGCCCAGCACGTCGAAGTCGATGTCCGCACAGCCGTTGTCGATTTCCTCGCCAGTATCGGACCCGTCGCCGCTGGAGCTACTGCGGCCGACGATCATCCGCTGGCGCACTGACCCGACCGCGTTCGTCCGGGAGGCGCTGAAAGCCGACCCGGAGCCGTGGCAGATCGAGGCGCTGCGCGCGGTCGCCGTCAAGGACCGCATCGCGATCCGCTCGGGCCACGGCGTCGGGAAATCGGCGCTGCTGTCCTGGGTGCTGCTCTGGTTCCTGCTGACCCGCTACCCGGCCAAGGTCGCGTGTACCGCGCCGACCAGCCACCAGCTCGAAGATGTTCTCTGGGGCGAGGTCGCCCTGTGGCACCGCCGCCTGGCCGAGCCGTTCCGGTCCTGGCTGCAGATCAAACACCTCCGGGCCGAACTGGCCGGGGCGCCGAGCGAAGCATTCGCCGTGGCGCGCACCGCCCGGCAGGAGCAACCGGAGGCCCTGCAGGGCTTCCACAGCGACAACATGCTGTTCCTGATCGACGAGGCATCGGGCGTCGCGGACGCCATTTTCGAGGTCGCGGCCGGCGCCATGTCGACGCACGGCGCGAAGACGATCATGACCGGGAACCCAACCCGGCCCTACGGCTACTTCCATGCCGCGTTTCACCGGGCGCGGGCGATCTGGCACACGATGCGCGTGGCCTGCACCGACTCCTCGAGGGTGGGCCCGGCCTATCCCGAGGAGATGGCCGCGCTCTACGGCCGCGACAGCAACGCCTACAAGGTCCGCGTCCTCGGGGAATTCCCGACGGCCGCCGACGACGCGATCATCGCCGTCGACCTGATCGAAGCGGCCTACAACCGCCAGATCGAGCCGATCGAGGGCCGGGGCACGGTCTGGGGGCTCGATGTCGCCCGGTTCGGCGACGACATGAACGCCCTGGCGATCCGCCGCGGCAACGTGATGCCGGCCCCCGTGCAGGTCTGGGCGGGCATGGACACGATGCAGACCGCCGGCCGGGTGATACGGCTCTACGAGGACACGCCGCGCGACGATCTGCCGGTGCAGATCGCGGTCGACGTCATCGGCATCGGCGCCGGCGTCGTCGACCGGCTGATCGAGCTCGGGCTGCCGGCGGTGGGTATCAACGTCGCGGAGAACGCGGCGCTGCAAGCCCGGTTCTGGCGGCAGCGCGACGAACTCTGGTTCGGCGTCCGCGAGTGGCTGATGGCCCGGAACTGCCGGATGGCGCGGGACGAGGAACTGGCGCGCGATCTCGTGGCGCCGACCTACTCGATCCGCTCCGAAGGCCAGATCGTGGTCGAGCGCAAAGAGGAAACGAAGAAGCGGCTCGGGCGGTCTCCGGATCGCGCCGACGCCTTCTGCCTGACCTTCGCCCTGGGCGAGACCCGGAAGAAGGAAGACCTGGCGTGGAAGCGCGCGATGCGCGCGGCGACCGCCGGCTCGCGCTCCTGGATGACGGGGTGACACATGGACGACGCAGAGTTCGACGCGCTCATGGCGCGGCACATCGAGCGGAAGAAGGCGCGGATGGAGCGGGAGTATGGCTGGCGCGGGCCGGCCCCGTCGCCTGCTGCCGGGCAGACGGATCAGATGGCGCAGTTCGGGCAGTCGCTCGGCTCCATCGCCATGATCCCGACGCGCATCAATGGCGGCCTCGACGTGATCTATGCCCACACGCCCTTTGGCGCGTGGCTGCGCTATGACGCCCGGCACGGTTGGCGCGCGCTCCCGCCCGGAGTGGTCCCGCCGGTCGACGAGCAGCTGCGGCCGTTCGATGCGAGCTGCCGAAACGTGCCGCCGGCGCCTTCTCGCGCGGAGTATGAGGCGGCCGGAGGCGGGCAGCCGCAGCGCCAGCCGGGCTACGGCTCCGGCACCTGGAGCGCCTGATGGCCCAGGGCAAACAGGCGGTCACCGCCTCCGTCACCGCCGAGAACACATTCACGCCCGCGCTCGCGGTCGCCGCCAGCCAGCGCGTCGCGGTGTCGTCGTCGGGTGGGGCGACGTCGACCACGGTCACCCTGCAGCGCCGGCTCGACGGCTCGAACTGGCGCGACGTCCAGTCCTGGGTGGCGGACGTCGAGGCGAGCTATCAGGCCGATGCCGCGTGCGAGCTGCGGATCGGCGTCAAGTCCGGGGCCTACGGCTCCGGGACGCAGGCGCTCCGGCTGCAGGTCGGCTGATGCCCGTCCCGTCCCCCGTCCGCCGCCCGGTCACGTACCCGGCGAGCCGGATGGGGGCCGCCATCGCCACGGGGATGCTACCCGAGCCGGCGCTGTCCTGGGAGTTCGCGCGCGGCGAGGCCATGGGCGCGCTCGCCGTCACGCGCTCGGGTGCGACCGCGACATTCGTGGACGGCACCGGCGTCCGCCGCACGGCCGCCGCCAACTCCGCGCGCTACGATCACGATCCGGCGACGGGCCGGCTGCTGGGGCTGCTGCGGGAGCCGCAGCGCACGAACCTCGCGCTCTACAGCGACGATGCGAGCAACGCGAACTGGTTCAAGGAGGGGTCGGTCACGGTCACCGGCACGGCCCGGATCGTCGAGACCGCCGGCACGTCGGCGCACGGGCTCACGCAGGCCCCGACACTCGCCGGCTCGACCGCCTACGTCATGTCCGCCGACCTGCTGCCGCTCGGCCGGCGCTACGTCCAGGCGATCCTCTATCCGGGCGGCGGCAGTCACGTCTGGGCGACCTTCGACCTGGAGGACGGCGTCGTCGTCGAGGGCAGCACCAGCGTCGTCGCTGGGATGCGGCGCGCCGAGGGCGGACGGTGGCGGTGCTGGGTGCGCGGCACGTCCGCCGCTGTTCCGTCGTCGCCCTACGTTTCCTGGCTGTCGGCAACCGCGAGCGGCGGGCTGGCACCCTCGATTGCCGGGCTCGACGGCGATGCATTCGAGATCAGGGCGATCCAGGTCGAGGCCGGTCACTGCACGACCAGCCCCATCGCCACCACGTCGGCCTCGGTGCAGCGCAACGCGGACGCGATCCTGCTGTCCGGCGTCCCCTTCACCGGCGCATGGAATGCGGCAGAGGGCTCGGCGTTGGTGGAATGGTCGATGCTCGACGCGCCGGCCGGGTCCGCGTTTCCGCCGCTGCTGTCGTTCAACGATGGCGGGGGAAACGAGCGGCTCAACTTGTTCCTGAGCGAGGCATCGGGCGGCTTCTTCCTCGGCTGCGTCGATGGCGGCGCTGCGCAGGTGACCGGCATGACGGTCCCGGGTGTCGCCTACGACGGAACCCCGCAGCGCATGGCCGGCGGCTGGCGCCTCAACACGATCCGGATGGCGGCCATGGGCACGCTCTCCGCGCTGGATACGTCCGCGACCATCCCGACGGTCACGCAGATGCAGGTGGGCGACCAGGCGAGCGCGCTGGGGCCGGCCTCGACGCCCATATGGTTCCGCCGCGTCCATTACTGGCCGCGCCGGCTCAGCGACGAACAACTCCGGCTACTCAGCGCGGCCTGACCCATGCTCCCGGTCCCGACCCTCGCCAGCGATGACACCGTGGGCGGGGCGCCTCCGGCCGTCGACGAGATGGACACGGTCTACGAGCAGCTCGAGGTCTGGGCCCGCGACCGGCAGGCGCATCGGATCTGGGCGCTCGAAGCCAAGCGCGCCGTCGAGTACCTCGAAGGCATCCAGTGGACCGAGGAGGACCGCAAGGCGCTGGAGGAGCAAAAGCGCCCGGCGCTGGTGTTCAACCGCATCTCGCCGCTGTTCCGCCTCATCCAGGGATTTTTCCGGCAGAACCGCGCCGACATCCGCTACCTGCCGGGCGCCGACGTCGCGTCGAACACCGAGATCGCCGAGGCGCTGACGCACACCGTCAAGCAGATTGACGAGGTGACGCAGGCGAAGTGGGGCGAGGCCGAGGTCTTCAAGGACGGCATGTCGGCCGGCCGCGGCTTCATGGATATCCGGCTCGACTACGAGCGGAACGCGCTGGGCCAGGTCGAGCAGAAGCC